GTTTACCACCCAGCTTCCAAAGCGTACCAAAGGCGACGCTCTCTGCGACACCGGTTATCGCGGATGTCACGACGATGTCCTGAATAATCTCAGCTGCTTTGTTATCCACACCGAGAATGTTGGTATCGATGTATTGGTCAGAGGTATCTAATTCTGCATCTGACATCTTACGATATGCACAGAAAAAATAAATTAAAAAAACTTGGAGTTATTTTAGAAATGTACCTCTACATTATCTTAGCTGTGTGTGTGGGCTCCATCGTGGCACAAAATGCGAAAAGAGGAAAGGTGAAAATGTTGGACACACTCATGAAAAGGTCGGCAAAATATGCGACGATGGCACAGCAGGATGGGTCACCGTTACACAGTGTGGTACACGCGAATCACGCCACGGCGTATCTCACCGCGGCGAAGGACGTAGCGTCTGAACAGGAGATACATAACGCGACTGGTATAGACATGAAAACATTTAAGGAGCGCATCTTTGGTGTACAGCACGAGGTGACTCAAAAAACGTTGGAAAAGTGTCCTCAGTTTAAGGGGGATGTGGACCTCTATTTGTCTGCAATTGCGGAGAGTTGATAAAAAAATGTTAGGTATTTTTAATGGATATGGAAATATATAGGTGGATGCACCCGTACAGGGAATGGATACAGCAGAAGTACAATAGCTTTAATAACAACAAACAGCGGGAAGCTCGTGAAGCTTTAAAACTTATTAACCGAGCAATGTTCCCTTACCCAAGTCTTGCGAATAGAAATAGAGTGGCTTTGGCAGTACAATATATGAATCGTAAGATGGGGATACATACATTGCGTCAGCAAATTAACATTAAAGGGAGATTAATGCGCACATCCCCCCCAGTTTCGCCCGCAAAGAAAAAAACCAATAAAAAACCAGGCGCGAGTTCACCAATCCCAATTAAAAAGAAGACGCGTAAATAATACAGGGGAAGATGCACATTTCACGTGACGAGTCATGGGACCGTATGCTTAAAGAGGCGATGGAGCATTACGGAACCGGTGGCGACGTCACGGAGAGGTGCGTGCGACTCGCGAATGCTACGTGGCGTTGCGTCACGAAGGCACGCGAGTTGCGCGAAAAGAAGATGTCTCGGAGTGTCCATATTCTCGAATCAAAAAAGGCGCAGCCTTCTCAAAAGAAAAAGTCCGCGTTGGGTGGGTTTTGTCAAGGGAAGACAAAGTCTGGGGAACGTTGTAGATTTAAGGCGAGCTGTAACGGATATTGTAAAAAACACACTACTGTTTAATTAAAATCACTTGATGAAAGATGACACCCGGGACTATACAGGCACTCTTACTATTACGAATCCTTTTGTCGTATATGGCGATAGCGTGACCGTGTATGCCGATTTTATCAGCCGTGTTTCTTCCAATATAGGAGCACTTCGTGGTGGTATTCAGGACATCCTCATCTCCATAGAGGTCGTTTACTGTATAGACACGATTGCACGTGACGTTTTCCACGTGTCCACTGTCATAGACTTTCGTTTCAATGTATCGCACGTGTACATATTCTACCTCATCAAATGCACATCGGCGAATACGGCGCTTCATAGGGGCAGGTGGGCACTCCATGGATGGTGATTACTGAATTTCTCCTATGAGGTGGTGAACTGGGGGGGCATTTACTTTTTTTCTTATAACCTATTAAAGATGTTCCTTGATCAGGAAAATTTAAGACCAGTTATCATCGCGATGGCTTTATACATTGCTATTGTATCTATAATTCCGAAAGTGGCGAAAAAAAGTACAGGCATCCAAGTTATCGATGACCTCATCATGTACATTATCGCTCAGAAGGATAGTATGATGCAAGGCACTTTACTCGTTGGTATCATCGTTCTCGCGACCAATTACATTGGTGAAGAACTCATGTAATACGTTATCCTTTCCAACTAAATTTTTAGTATGCGTATGGTCCATGTATCGTACTTTCTTATGAAAGGCGTCTCTCATGAACTCCAAGAGCTTGTCGGCATCTGGTTTACCCCAGTGCATCCCTTTTTTAAAGAGAAAGTCATCTCTTTCAAGCTCTTGAAGTTCACACGGTACCAGATAGGGAGTTTTCACATACTCAGGGGCCCCACCAAAGTCTGTGATGATCACAGGTTTGTCTCGGAGGGCGGCCTCGACGGCGCCCATGCCAACGCCTTCTGATTTTGAAAAACTCACATAGCAGTCTCCGATTTTATGAATTCTTTCCATGTGCTCTTCATCAACGAGACCGTTGACGACTTCAACTCTTGGGATGTTCAGTGGTATATCTTTCATACACGTCGCTTTCACCAACAGGCGAGACTTTGGTTCATTGAGTCGGATGAATGCTTCTAATATGTGACGGAATTGTTTTCTATCATCGAGAATATTTCCAATGTGATAAAAAGTATACACCTCAGGTTCTGGTATGTGTGCGTGTACTACGTAGAATTCTGTATCAGGAAACTGACGAGAGAACACTTCTTGACAAAATTCACTCGGTACGGCAACTCTCTTAAAATGTTTAAACAGGAGACCATAGTCTTCGTGCACTTCGGTGGTTTCGCACACTGTCATACAGGCCAAGTTTTTCACACGACTTTTGATGTACGGAATTCTTTCCAACACCTGAGGCACTGGTATGGTAAACAGCAGGCCGTGTTCACTTTCGGGGATGTCATCGGATGTTGTGTAGTACGTGCTCTCAGGAAACAGGCGACAATACTTTGACGCATGCTGACCTATACCAGCCAGGAGGGTTGGGCCTATGAAAATCATGTCCTTACTGATTAAAGATTATCTTAGCTTTATGTATAATAAACAAAGTCATGGACGCTCTCCGACAAGAAATTGCCCAAGAATTGGAACGCCCGCGAGTTGACCGAGACAAGTTGTATGGCATTCTCACTAAGTTGACAGAGGTCATTGAAGAAGGTGGTCTCGGCGGTGGTGTCGCAGGCCCGCGTGGACCCGCCGGTCCGGAAGGTCCGCAAGGTCCGCGAGGTAAGCCGGGCGCTGACGGTAAGTGTGAGTGCAAGTGTGTGTCCGCTACGGCTCCAGTGGCGACTCCGGCGGCTCCGGCGACTCCAGCGGCTCCGAAGAAGACGACCCGCTCCAAGAAGGCGACTGCTTAATTACATACCTTTATCTCTGCAAGAAATATTGCTTCTTGCACAAATAAAAAATAATAAGGGGGTGCCCTCGCGTGACGATCACGATCACGATCACAGTCGGGGGGTGCCCTCGCACGGGACGACACAGTTCGCCGCACCACCAGCGAACGCTATGAAATGCAAAACGTGCACGAACACTTACATAGCCGCAAAGAAGCGTCATGTGAAGTGTGTCGAATACATGAAAGATACGTGGCATCCGAAAACCTTGTGTGGTGCGATCGCGTCCGGGGATCGTAGGATCTACAACAAGATCAAAGATATGGACGCCTGTCGTACGTTCTGGTGGGACACCATGAATGCAGCTGCAAAGGAGGGGTGGCGTGATGTCGTCGCTGACTATCACCAGCGAGCTCCGTACACGAGAGCTGAAGCCGAGACGTTGATGATGAACGCGATGGCTGGGCACCACCTTGATATGTGTGACTTTGTGTATCTGAACTATTACAGGGAAACTGTTGAAATCAATGAATATACCTACAGGAGTATGTTGGGTTTTGCTATAAAGAGTGGGTCAATCGAGGTGGTCAAGTGGTTTGAAGAAAACTTTGGTTGGCGTTTTGATTACATCTATGACCATCAGCGTAGTATATTTACGCGAGCTATAATGGCTGATGATGTACAGGTTCTAGAATACCTTTGGAATCGTTTGGACACCCAGGTGCACAATGAATCTATGAGGCACTGGTATCTTGAAGATGCTATCAGCAAAAGCCCCAATGCTTTCAAGTTTCTTGTTGATAAATGTACACATGAATTTGGGTATACAATAGAACCTGGTTTTAAAGATTGGGTTTTGTTGCGACCAAGATATGCCTATGAAAACATAGTTGCCCTTTACAGCAACAACAGTGATTGGGGTGAACGGTTTAAACACAGTATTGAGCAAGAGATTCACTTGACTACACGACCAGTACACAAACGCATCCTCATGCGTATCAGGGAGTTTGCAAGAGAACGCGGTTTGTATAGAACAAATTTGCTACAAAAAATACGTGAACTCATCGGTGATGTTGAGCTGGCGAGGGAGCCTGTTAATATGTCAGCACTGATGAGCTACATAGATGAGATGGATATACCAGAATGGACATATGTGAGAGTGTGTAAACTCATGAGGAAGTTGCACGACGAATCCACCAGAGCCAACCGCCAAACAGAGTTGCAACAATAATCATGAGGTATGCAAAGGGATACTTTTTTTTTGGACCACCAGGGGGTTTCTCTGGAAGCTTGGCCACGTTTTTGTTAAGTGTATCAATTTTAGAGCACAACTTATCAAGGGCTTGAAGAATTTGAACGTTCTTGTCTTTGGGTTTTTCTTTAACATCTATAGTTGTAATTTCCAATATCATGTGCCAACTTGCATCTGGTTGTAAGAGTACGTAATCCCCATCATCTTGATATTCATATATTTTAAAGTTCAGTCTTTTGATACTTATTGGGTTGAACAGTTGGGTTGTTCGTGGGAAGGCTTTCCATTGTTTGTCTCTGATGACGATACCGTTGGACCCACTAAAGTGTCTCTCAAGGGGTACACGGGCAAGAATAAGTCCATTCCGTTCATCGAGCAGTTGGGCCTTCTTTGGTATGTCTGGACAGATGACGTCAACAAACTTCGCAACGTTTGTACTTAAATTGGAGTTATTTTCACCCACCTGTGTGAGATAGAAATCAACCATCTTTACCCCTATGACTTTGCTCATATCTTCGACATGTGTATTTGATTCTAGTGTTAAATCTACACTAAATATGTTATTGGAACCTCTCACGAAATTTGAATCAACGATAACATATTGAGTTTTTTTCGGAAGGTCCCCCAGTGAGGTCATTCTCTGTAATGGTGGTAGAAAAAAAAGATGGAGATGGACTGGTATATGTTTACACCCGCCGAGCATGAATATTTCCGTTTCTTGGAGACGGGGGTGGTGCCTGCGCGTTTTGCGGAGCTCGTCAAGTCACCCACTAGGAAGAGGGGCGCCGAGGGTCAAGTCACCTGCGAACTGGCGAGTCTTTGGTGAAAAGGTGAACAAAAACAAAAATACTCGGAGACGATACTACAAGTGTACCATCATACATGGGTGTCCCGCGCGTCGTTTGGAAATTTTTGACGCTACTACGGGAAAGCTCCGAAAGAACACAGAGTATGAGACACACTGTTCTAATTGTTCTCGTCTCCAACGAAAGATAAGAGGTTGACGAAATCTAAAAAGTAATCGAGAGTAGCTTGAACCACATCACCGTTGTAGTTTTTTTGTAATATGGCATTCGTGTCAGCTATGACGAACAATCCAAAAATAAAAGCCCCCACTTGAGATAATTTCAAACCAGAGAAGGCTCTCATGATGATGAGTGCGAGCAGTGCGACGAACAGGAAGATGTACATCGTTCGTAGGTCAAACCCAAGGAGAGCTGTTGTGGCCCCCACGGCGACGAGTGTGACAAAGATGGTGAGTACTTCTTGGAGGAGTTCAGACGATGGTTTGTTTGTTGACATGAGTGCGCCAGAGAGGGCGGAGAACGCGGTGAGGAGGAGGAAGCGCACGGGTTGAGATGCTTTTGCAAAGGCGAGGGCTAGTATCAGACCAATTGAACCTAAGACATAGAGAAGCATGTTCCTACGGACACTTTCTTCCACGGTGGGGTTCTTGGCCATGGAGAGAGCGATGGCACACTGGAGGATGAGATTACCATAGACCTGACCTATAAATGTCAAATTCATATATACTAATATAAAAGAATAAATTTTTTATTAAGTAATGTTTCTTTATTTAAAAGCTTTTTGTAAAAAGTTTCCAGAAACCTTTGTCTACCGATACGTCACTGGAACCGCACAAGACGTGTATCTCATCACACTCTCCATCGGTCGTGAGTTGTGGAGGGTCCCCGCGTATATGCGGGACCACTACAATGAGAGCGACCAACCCCTTTTGTGGCGAATGTTGCCACTTGGTTTAAAGACTTTTATATTGGATGTCCAACTTGAAAAAATGACGATGGAGAGAGAAATCAAACTTAAAACATAAACTCCTATTTTACTATATGTCTTCTAAGAAAGAGAGGGGTCAATTTTATACAGTGAATCATGGATATATTTTAGAAGGTCTCAAGAAACCCCCACCAGGTTCGCGAGTGGTGGAACCATTTGCGGGGCAGGGCGACCTTCTCGACTGGCTTGGTGAAGGATACACGTACGAGGCGTACGACATAGAACCTAAAAACGCGCGAGTGCAGAAGAGGGACACCCTTCTTAACCCACCGGAATACACAGGGGCGTGGGTCATCACGAACCCCCCATACCTGGCGAGGAACAAAACACAGGATAAGACGTACTTTGAAAAATATAACACCAACGACTTGTACAAGTGTTTCATGCACTCACTGAATGACTGCCTCGGTGGGTTGCTTATCATTCCCGTGGGATTCTTTCAGTCTCAAAGGGATGTGGACTTTCGTTGTCGGAACGTATTCATGAAGAAATACAAAATCACCCATGTAAGATATTTCGAGGAGCAGGTCTTCCCTGACACGAGTACGGCGGTCGTCGCATTCTCTTTTGAAAAGGTGGATGGACCAAACGATGATGTGCAACAGGTTCCATGGGAGAGGCTCCCTGGTGGGGAGACGCGCACGTTCACCATGCGTGCATCTGAGAAATGGATCATTGGTGGGGACATCTATGACATCACCACAAATCCAGGTGTGAACATAACTCGGTACATAGAGGGCCATGAACCGAAAGGGTTGACTGGGCTCACGTTGCACGCGCTGGACTGTAGCATGAAATATGCACCAGAGGAGGTATACAGGGGTAAGCTTACAAGTCGCACATACGCGACCCTCTGCATTCAAGGGGTGGCACTCACGGAGGAGGCACAGCGTGAGATTGCCGCGAGGTTTAACAAGTACGTCGCAGAAAAAAGGAAAGATACGTGGAGTTTATTTTTACCACAATATAGGGAATTTGCTAGGAAAAGGATGCCCTTCGAACTCGCCCACGTCATAGTACACAAAATAATTAGAGATATGAATCTTTTGTAATGTATGTTAAGAGGGTACGAGTGGACACAAGAACGAAAGAAGGAACACTTTGGGGAGAGTGCTTCTAGCACCGCGTATGAAGACTATCAGCGCGACCAGGTAGGAAAGGCC